TGGATGTCAGAGAATGGTTTTTTTAGATATGCAGGTAAACTAGAATCACTACCATGTTTGGTAGAGGATCACGTTTATGATAATATAAATTTAGAATCTGGTAACCAAATGGTGTCTGCAGGATTAAACAATCTGTTTGGTGAGGTAATGTGGTTCTATCCAACAACGGGGTCTAGTGTTGTGAATAGAATGGTCTGTTATAATTATTTTGATTCATCACCCAAAAGACCAGTATGGACTGTTGGTACACTTGCAAGAACCATGTGGCAAGATTCTGCTGTATTTGGTAGCCCACACGCAACAGA